CTGCTACAGCTACTGAAGTTACTGTACCAACATTACTTGGTGTAACTTGTGTAAATGTAATAGTGTCAGTATCTAATGTAGCTGTGTTATTTGTAGTACATAAAAAGATTTTATTGTCATTTGCTGTACCCTGATTAACTACAACCATTTGACCAGATAGTTCTGCAATAGTATCATACTCAGTATCTCTACTTGCAGTACCACTAGCTACAACTGTATATAAACCATTTTGTGATCCTGTAGATTGATCTTTAACTAATACTCTGTCTCCAGTAACAAGAGTTACTCCATCAATAGTATCACCATTTTGTAAATCTGCTGTTAGATCTACATTTGCTGTAGTAGCTACTTCAGCTACAATTCTAGTTCTTAGTCCAGCAATAAGTTGATCTACATAATTTTTTGTTGCTGCATCTGATGTAGCAGAAGGATCTCCAAGACCTGTTATACTACCACCTGTTAATGCAACATTGTTTGCATCTTGAGTTGCAATAGTTCCTAAACCTAAATTAGTTCTAGCTGTTGCTGCAGCTCCTAAATCAGATAGGTTATTTGATGCTGTTAATTTTGTATCTATTTGAGTTTGTATTGCAGATGTAACACCATTTAGATAACCAAACTCTGTATTAGAGATTGTACCATCATGTATTTTAGTTGCATCAATTGCTGCACTAGAATTAATATCTGCGTTTACAATTGAATCATCTACAATTTTAGATGAGTTTACTGAACTAGCTGCAAGTTTAGCAAGTGTAACTTGTGAATCTGCTATATGTGCAGTATCAATTGAACCATCTGTATAATGTTCACTATCAATTGCATTATCTGCTATTTTAGCATTTGTAATTGCATCTGCTGCAATCTTAGCTGTTGTAACATTTGCATCTGTAATTTTTGCTGTAGTAATTGCTGTATCTGCAATCTTTGCAGTTGTAATTTGTGAGTCTGCAATATGAGCTGTGTCTATAGATCCATCAACATAATGTTCTGAGTCTATACTATCATCAGCTATCTTTGCATTAGTTACTGAGTCTGCACCAAGTTTAGCAGTAGTTACTGCTGCATCTATTAATTTTGTTGTACTAATAACTGAATCTGGAATAGATGTATTATCTTTTGATATTGCTGCAATAAAAATATTTGTAATTGCTTCGTTAGATAAATTACCACTATCCCAAGTTACATTGACTGTCGTATTTGTAGAAAACGATGATGAACTAATTGTTCCATAAATAGTTCCTGGAGTTGGAGCTATAACTTTAATTCTTCTGTTTGCATGATAGACACCTGTTACGTCTGCACCTGCAATTGTAAATGATGTAGCTGATGCGTAAGATGAAGTATAAGAACCTGTACCATCTCCATACTCAATCCATTCAGCTTCATTATACCAATCTCTAGTATTCTTCATTAATGCTCTAAGAGCATTGTTTAGATTAGAAGGTAACATACCTTCAGCAACACTAATACCATTTAGTGATGTATTACTAGCTTGTGTAGTTGAATAATCTTTAATATTTGTTGGCATCTAATCTCCTATAAACCAAGCAAAGGCTTTATTGTTTTCTTTGTTTTTTTCGTTAATTAATTCGTTTAGAGCTTCTTCAATTTGTCTTTGAAAAAACTCTTGTGTTTCAAAACTGTATCTAACATTATCTATATCTGTTTTATCTGTCATCTAAGTCCTGATCTTGATGCTATCAAATCAATACCTTGAGCATGATTCCAAGCAACACCACTAGGGGTTTTTACATTTACTTTTACATATCTACCTGATTGTCTAACAGGATTAACTCCTGTATCATTCATAGATATTTCAGAAGAACTTGTTACACTATCTGCTAGTCTATCTCTAGTTTTAATTGTAACTGTAGCTTCTGCGTCTACAATTGGTCTAACAGATTGTATACTACTTCTAAATCCTGGAAACAACTCTACTTCAGATGTTTCTATTTCACCTTCATTTGCTGTTCCTGAAAAGATAGCTGCTTTATAATCACTATCTATTCCACCAAGAAATAGCTGTCCACCAGACCAAAAATCTGTATCTAATGCTATATTAATAGCATCTAGGTTTTGGGATATAATATCCATTAATTCTACTGTATATGCACCTACAAACTGACTAAAAATTGTACTAGCATTAGCTTCTGCTAAAGACCATTTTTTTGTTGCATAATTATAGATTAATATTCTATCGCAAATTCCTGTTGTATTGGAAGTATTATTTACACTTGGGTACAACCATAATGCTAACTGATTGAATGGATCAACTGCTGCACATATTCTATCTGTGTATGCTTTGTTGACGTTAGCATCAAAAAATCTATTAACTTTCTCAGCCCCAATAGAGATAACGTTATCACCATTAATTTCAAAGAAACCATCATCAGCATAAAAGAAAACTCTACGATTATCTTGACATACTGTTCGTCCATATACTGCACCTCTGTTTGGAGATATTACTGAAAGTCTAAATATTGTTGCTCCACCAACATAGTCCATACGTATGATTTGGTTTTGCCTAAATACATATCCAATCTCTCCAGATGTAATATGTACTATCTCACCACCTGATCCTGGTAGGTCTTGTAAATCTGCTTGTTTACCTTCCCATACACCAATATCATTAATACCTGACCATTGAATTCTGTTTTGATTTGTGCTTTGGTTACCTGTAACTAAAAAGTCTCGAATAACACCTGATACTCTAAAGTTTGGTGTAGTACCTGCTGTATTAATTGCACTAAGATTAGCAAAGTTAGTTGATGTACCCATTAAATAATATTGAGGTAAATCTACTCCATTACTAGCAATTACATAATTACCAAACTGTGTAAATGTCCAAAAATCTGTATTACCACCTGTTAAACTAGACTTTCTAGAAGTAAAAGTTCCACCATCTAATTGATAGATGTCTGTATTCTTAGCAACAAAGTTATATACATTACCTGAGTTATCTCTAAAAGATCCAGCACCTCTACTATCTGCACCCATATTATTTGATGAATAGTTTACCAAAGATGGAAATCTCTTATAAGAATTAAGAGCATAATATACATTCGTTGCTACGTTAGCACCTGGATTTAAGTGTTCAGGTTGATCAGGTAGCCATTCTCCAAAAGGTACTTGCATTATCTTTGCCTATAAAATGATAAATCTGTTTGTACATCTGTTCTTTGTTGAACAGGTGCAGATCCATATGTATCTTGTCTATCGTTATTTTCGCATCTTTCTAATGAAGTTGCGTACATCTGTAACCATTGCTGAGCTTGGTTTGGTTCTATACCCCCCAAGAAATTGGCAGCATGGTAAAGAGATCCATACAAATATACTGCAGGATGGTTTGTGAGCATCCAGTTGGTTGTATTAGAATCACTAAGAGAATTAAAAGCCTTATAGTATGATAGCTTACCAGTGTAAGAAATATCAGGAGAAGGGCCAAATCTAAACTTTTCTGTTTCATCATCACTCTCTATTGTATAAGTTACAGGTCTACCAGTTCTTGATCCACCTCGTATCTCATTCATGTTAGCTGGTGTAATGTATTCTAAAGGATATTTAACTGATGATTGTAATATATAAAATGATCTTACAGCTAAAAATCCTGTTGGAACAGTAACTGTTTCTGCATTAATAGTAACATCATCTTGTTGTTCCATTTGTCTTATTCTTAGCTTAGCATTCATATCTGCTTCTGCTAATTTAATAAAGTCATCAGATATTTCTGATGTTAAGTCACTTCTATTTAACCAGTTTGCTATTGATGTTTTTAATTCTGAATATGTAGATATTGCCATTATAAATTTCCTGATGCTGTTCTAAAATATCTAAACTCATTACTATTAAGTTTAGTTCTCATTATTTTTCTTTGTATATCTTTGGGTAAAGCAAACCAGTTATTACTACCATTATATTCTTTAGCCCAGATCTGTAGCACTAATGGTGGTACACTAGCTACTCTTTTCATTTCTCTAGCTTTAGATAAATAACCATCATCATGATTGTAAAGTTCTTTGTTTCTTTTTAACAAAGGATTTACATTTTGTTCATTATTGATAGTTAGCTTACCATCAGACTCTTGTATATATCGAGTCTTTATTCCACCATCGTATTCTACAGATCTAACTTTTCCCATTACTCTGTTAATTCAGTTACGTATAAATTCACAGTTCCTATTACTGCAACTTTTTCGCCTTCTGATACTTTAAAATATTCTACATCTTTTGAAGGTAAAAATATTTTAGCATTAGTTGCAGTAGGATTAACTCCAAACTCTATATGACAATCAGCATCTGCCATAACTCTAACGTATTCTATGTTAGATCCAAAAGCTGATGATTGAGCTGAAGTTCCAGTTGAATTTACTTTTTGTGTTGTAACAGGTCTCATTCCAAAATGTGCCATGTTACTCCTTATCTTCTGATTACAAAAGTTATTACTGCTTCACAAGCTGTTGCAGATGCACCATCTGTTATCATTTCAATTGCATCACCTTCTTCTACTGAGTTTGCTGCAGTAGGCTCAGATGAATCTACATCACCTGCTGCTGAACCAGATTGAGTTACAGTGATACCACCATTAGTAATTGCAGTTCCACCTATTTCAAAAGATAAACCTGCGTCTGCTGTTGTAATTGCATTTTTAATGCTTGAAAAAATTTTAATAATTCTGCCACCATCAGGTACTGCAACAAAAGTAGATCCTGCTGTAGATATGTCTGTGATTTTAGCTGTTAAAAAATAGTCGTTAAGTGTTCTCATTAATATTCCTTGTAATGTTCCGATCCTAACCTTCTCTCAGATCTTCATTGTTTAGAATCTGCTGGGGGAGCAGATATTAAGGTTACTCCCCCAAACAGTTATAATTATTATGAAGTAGTTAAGTCTGCAACTAATCCAGATGCACCTTCGTTTCTTGACTCAAGAGTTGCTTCTACTAATAATTGTCTTTTCTCAGAATCACCAGTTTTTGATAATTCATGCATAGTAAAGTCTCTTAAGAACGCAATACCCCAGTAGTTCATGTCTAAGACATAAGCATCTCTATCTCTAGAGAATCTGTTAGGTACTACTTGTAATTGACCGAAGTCAGATGCGTATACATCTACTGAAGTGTATAATGTAGCATCTGCACCTGCATCAAATCTAGTACTGTTGCCAGTAAAACCAGATAATTTTTGTTTGTTGAATGGGCCGACCATGATCATTGAAGGATCACCACCAGCATTCCAAACATTTTTAATTACAGTTTTTAAAGATGCTTCAGTGAAAGCTCTTTGAGTTCCATCAGTTCTAGCTGTGTTACCAACTGAACCTGACGCACCACCAGCACCAAAATCATCATTAGATGCAACCCAAGCACCTAGAGATCCTAGTTTTCTAGCAGTAGAAGCATCACCAGCAACTTCTGCTTGGTTACCAGTAATAGTAGCTTCCATGTCTCTTTTAAGCTCTTTAGCTTTCTTAGCGATTTGGTAAGCGATCTCAGATGCTCTACCTGCTTTATCTACAGCTTCTTGAGTTCCTGTGATTACAACAGTTTTGTCCATAATCTGTGAACTATTTGAAAGTCTAGTAGTTGCAGTAACTGCATCTAATGTTGCTTCATCACCTTCGATTACAGCATTTGAAGTTGATGCTGCTGCTAAAGCATCTGTTTGCCATTCGTGTAAAACTGCAGTAGCTCTTGTTTTAGCTGCTGAGCTGATGAATGGCGTATCTGTTGGAGAGATACTATAGATTACATCAGAAAGATCTTCTCTTTCACCGACTGAATCATAAGTATCAAATGTATTTGTTGGTTGTGCCATTTGTTATTTCCTCTGTTGAGATTTAAGATTAATAATATCAAGCAACGCAGATTGAGCATCTCCAAGATCCCCTGTCTTACGTAACTTGTTGATTTTATTTCTTATGACCTCACGACCAGAACTTGTAGTTGATTTAGAAACACCTGCTTTAATAACCTTTGGTGCATTAGCTACTTTCTTTTGAACGATAGGTTTTTTATCTTTCAAAGATCTATAACTCATAGCATCTTTTGCTACCATTAGAAATCTATGGTCTGCAAGTGATCCAATCTCAGTATCATTAAAACCATAATCACGTAATGTATTACGCATATTAAGTCTGAATGAATCTGCTTTAGCAGGATCTGCAAACTCAGGTATTTTTTCAGCTGCTAAACTTTTTTGTGTTTCAAGGAAATCGTTATATTGTTTTTGTTGTGCTTCTCTTGCTGCTGATTTCATTTCTTCAATCTTGTCAGTTTGTTGACGTAATTGAAAATCTAATCTAGCTGCTGCACTAGGATCTTCTTCATAAAGTCTTTGAAGATCTTCGCTTCCTTGTTGTTGTCTGACAAATGCGTCAGCAGTTGCTATTTTATCATTAAGTTCTCTTATTCGATCATCATAAGATTGACGCAAACTTTGCTTTTGGTTTTCAAGATCTTTTCTTTCTAAACTTAAAGCATGAGTTTTTTGTCTATAATCTGAGTCTCTAGAATAACCAGCTTTCAGTTCATCAAGGCTAACCTCTATCTCTTGACCATTAACTTTTAGTTGGTGGAGATTGGGTTCCTCTAATTCTGTTTGTTGTTCTTCTGTTACCTCAGTATTTTCAGTATCTTGTTCTGGAGCTGTTTCAGACTCAACTTGGCTCTCTTGAACTTCCTGTGTCTCAGGTTTAGATTCTGAAGGTTCTGCTGTTTTAGTTTCAGTTTCTTGTTGATCTTTTGGATTCAATAATCCTGAAATTTTTTCAGCAGCACTATCTATATTTTGTGTTTCTGACATTGTATCGTTCCTTTCATGGTTGACGAATTTGACGTTGCGTTAGCTTAACGTCTTTTATTTAATTGATCTAACTCTTGTTGAGTTAGTTTTCCACTTGACATGACACTTTGCAAATGTCCTCTGATTTTTTCTACAAGATTGTAGGCTACCCAAAGGTGTGTTCGCTTATCGCTGTCAGCGAAATTAGTATTGAACATCTCTTGTTTATATATTTCTAAGAGATCTTCAAATGCTGTCTTTAGCAGGGGATCGTTCAGAAGCTGTTCTGCTCTCTTGCCCTGCCTGATCTGTGTTTCCTTGTCCATTAAAGAATTGTCCTTGACCTTTTACTATTTCTTTCATTAAATCACCAGACTTATTAAGGTCGGCTTGTTCTAACATTGATCTTCGTTTTAATTCTAATTCATCAATCTTAGTACCATATTTTAACTCAAGATCTTTAATTTTCAACTCAAAATCTAATAATTCTTTTCTCATTTGAGATTCAATACGTTTCATCTCAACATTGTTTTTCATTACAGCTCTTTGGTTCTCACCTTGTACTTGAGCTAATGTAACTTTTTCGAACTCAGATGGTGGTTTAGGTGGAAGTGGTGGCATTTGTGCTGCACCTACTTCTGGATCCATAAAGAAAGGTTCTATACTATTTAGACCTGCATTCTCTACAAGTTTCTTTAATGAGTTATAGATATTTCTTAAATTAACCATTGGGCCATACACATTCTGTTGTAATTGTATAGCTTCCATCTGTCTTTGCAAAATAGCATTAATTAAGATTAGCTGTTGTTCTTTTGATCCAGTACCTAATCCTACTCTTACAGTAACATTTACTCTATCCTTCCATTCGTATGGTCGCATAGGTATATACTTACCTCTAATTCTAACAATCTTTTCTTTTTGTTGATATTTACAAGTTAGTTCAAATAACTTTAATGCTAGATCTTTAACACCTGTTTCGGCAAAGATTCTAGCAATCAACTCCATTCTCATTTGAGATTGAGTTAATACTTGG